TGGGGTATTTATCGATATATCGGGTAATGCACTGCCCCGCCTGAGCCAAATTGCAACTACCAGTGAAAGAGCTACCGATGTATTGGACGATATCGGCGCATTTTTAGACATGGACGTCACCACCCGCTTTTTACGTGAAATGACACCTGAAGGGCGTAAGTGGGAACAGTCACAAGCTGCAAAAGACCGTGGCGGTTTAACACTAACCGATACACGCAGCTTAGCTGGCTCTGTTACACACAACGTGAGCTACAACACGTTAGTGCATGGCCTGGGTGAAAAGTATGCCGCCATACACCACTTTGGTGGTGAAACAGGACGCAATAAAAACGTAAAGCTACCTGCGCGACCAATACTCGGTATTGCAGCAATACAAGAAGCAGAGATTAACGAACTCATAGAAGACTGGTTAATTTAAAGTGAGTTTAAAGAGGGTTTAAATGTCATTTAACTTTGATTTAAACAAGGTCGAAACCGTCCTTAAACAATCTGCAATTAGAGCAACGCTTGGGTTTTCAAGTGACTTTAACGCAGTCAGAAAACGTGCGGTGCATTGTTCGCACCTATTTGTTTTGCCCCTTGCTGAAGATAACCAGAACACAAACCAAGTACCAGGGCTTGATGAATACCAGGTACATGAAACATTTGCAGTGATGATTGTTATTCCTTGCCTAACAGGCAACGCAACCAGTAATGCCGAAATTAAAGAGTTAAGAGGCCAAGTGAAAGAAGCCATAGCCGGTTGCCAGTTTGAAGGATGGGACCCGATTAAGCTAGATAAAGGCCGCACTGTTGAGCTTAACAAAGAAACAAACAACTTAATTTATCAGTGCCAGTTCAGTGTAACTGGTATTCATACCGTAACTGTGAAGGTGATGCCATGAGCAAACAAACCGAATCGCAATCGACAAAAGCAGCACCAGAAAAAGGCGTTGTTATTACAAAGCCTAAAGTGTCTCGTGCTATGGCCATTGCGAACAATGTAAACAAGGTACTTTCAAGTAACAAGGCATCTCGCACAGAGCTTGCTGGCGCATTTAACTTGAAAGATGGCGAGTTAATTAAAGTGGAGAGTAAATCATGAGCTGGCGCTTTAAAGATAAATTAATTTTAGCCGATGCCCTGGGCACCACACTCACAGGCATGCATGCAATTTACGCAAGTGAAGTTGAACTTGCCATCGAGAACGAAAGCGAAAAAGACGAGCTAGAAACAAGCCACAGCGGTGCAAGTCTTGAAACGTTTTACGGTGAACATATCAGCCTTAACTTTAAAACGCCTCTTGCTATGAGCGGCACGGCTGGTAATGAGCCAGCCTTTGCGCCCCTATTACTAGCCTGTGGCATGGTGCAAGTGGCTGATACTACCAGCGTGACATTCACCAAAGGTGCTGCTGTTGCTGTTAAGTGCTTAGTTCGCTTTGGTAAGAACACGCACTCAATCAGTGAAATGAAAGGTAATGTGAGCTTACAACTTGAAAAAGGTAAGCCAATGCTGAATTGGCAGTTTAAAGGCTTATTTAGCGCGCCTATTGCAAGTGCTGCTGCACCTGCAGTGGATTGGGACCGTTGGGTTCGCCCTGAAGTATTGGGTGTAAGTAATAGCTCTGACTTTAAGTTAAATGATGTGAAGCGGACCCTACACAAGCTTACCGTTGATTTGGGTAATAACGTGGTATTTGACCGTGCCATTAATCACGAAGAAATTATGATCACTGGTCATGAAAGCAGTGCCAACTTTACGCTAACAGCTGAAGAACTGGCCAGCTTCAACCCCTTCGATGATGTTGGCAAAGTGCAGATGTTCGAATTTACGCACGGTACAGCTGCAGGTAAAAAAGTCACCATCATTGGCCGTTATCAAATGCCACCACCTAAATACACAAGCCTTGACTCTGAATTAACGGGCTATGAGTTTGATGGAAAGCTGGTACCCAGTGGTGCGGGTTACGATGAATTAACCATCGTATTTGAGTAATACCATGCGTTTTCAAGCCGTCAACGTCACAAATATCGACACAGGATGTGTTGAATTTTACACGGTCATTGCAAAGCCAAAGGGAAAAGCGCCAAGTTACTGCAAAGATAGCAGTGGCATTCTTAAATTTAGTAGTTTTAAAGCCGCAAAGGATGAGGCAAAACGACTGACTAATGAATATAAGTGAACTTAAAAATGAAATTAAAGCTTTTAGAAGAATTGAAAAATACATCAGCTGAAGCGCCGTTAAATTTTACCTTTGCGGGGGTGCAGTTCAAATTCACAGCGAAAATTAAAATTGTTGATGAACAAACACTCGAAGAACTTACTGGCAAACAAGGCGCAAATGATAAGGAAATTGTTCGTGACTTACTCATAGGCTGGGATGAGTTTGTGGATGAAGGCAAACAAGTACCCTTTGCAACCGACACACTTGAAGAAATGCTTGCGTATCCTGGTATAACTGCACGGCTCAGTGTTGAGTGTATTAATGCGCAATACCGTGTACAGGAAAAAAACTAAACGATGTTGCTAGGTGGTTTGTGGGCGACCTAGCAGCACAAAGCCAAACATTAGATGACGACGAAGCCCATTTTGGCGCACCCGTAAAGGAAGCGCCTAAAAACGACAAAGACGACACATTATTTGTATTGCCGGCTAATCACGTTGCAGTAATCGCTATAACCACCGCATCGAGTCAATGGCAGTTGGATAATAACGGGGTTGAGTTTGCCCTTGATTATGCCAGGGCTGATATTGCATGGCGCTATGCAAACATAACACTGTCCCCACCCGACTTTGACAAAGTACAAACCCTTGAGCGCACCATAATTGGATTGATAAGGCGACCTGATGAGCAACAACTTGAATTTGGCGTTACGCTTAAGTTATGACGGCAAAGCTGTTACTGCAGGTGCTCGCCAGAACGTCAACGAACTAAACCGAATTAACCAGGCTGTACAACGCCAAAGTGCAGCCAACCAACAATTAGGTGTAAGCCAAGCGGCTGTGATGCGCCAACAAGGTGCTATGACGCGCCAGCTCGGTTTAATGAATACGGCTTACGGCCAATTAGGTGCAACGCTCACTACCCTTGTGAGCATTGGTACCGCCACTATGTTTGTGCGTGATACCGGTGCTGCACAACTTCTCGATACTCGACTGAAGGGCTTAACAAGCTCAGTGCGTGAATATGAAAAGGTGCAAGCCTATTTATTTGAAACGTCTGACCGACTTAATACCAGTTACACCACCCTCGCCGATTCATACAGTAAAATATTAACGCTTCAAGATGCGGGGGTTGTTACCCAAGAGCAAGGAATTGCAATACTTGAAGGTATGGCCAATGCAGCCGCTAAAACAGGTGCCAGTAATGTACAACTAGGCCAAAGCTTGTTTGGTATGACACAAGGCATGACTGCGGGTGTGTTACGTGCTGAAGAGCTAAACCAAGTCACTGAGCCAATGCCTGGCTTATTACAAAAACTCGATAAAGCAGCAGGTAAAGCCGCTGGCGGTTTTAGACAAATGGTGAACGATGGCCAAGTAACAAGCCAAATGTTCAAAAACTATTTGATCAAAGCGCTAGAAGATTATGCCGGTGCAGCTGAAGCGACCGAAGGCAAGATAAACGCAAGCTTTGCTGAAATGGGCAATGAATACCAGCGCTTAATTCGTAAATATGAAGAGCCAGTAAACTTTGCTGTTACAAGTGTTGTAAGCAGTATTACCGATACAATGGCGTATTTGCGCGAGAACGAAGAGGTTGTAGACGACTTGGTATTTGCGACAGGTGCATTAGCAACAGTTCTAGCTGGGCGTTTAGTGTCAAGCTTGGCTGCAAGTGCGCAAGGGTACATTGCAAATGTAGCCGCAAAGAACCAAGCAATACTTGCTGATGCTGCCCTGGCTAAACAAGCCAAAGTAAATGCTATTGCTGAGCGGGAACGTGCGTTATATGAAAATGCAGCGGCAAAACGCCAACTAGCAGCTGCATCAACTGCAGGTACACGTGCAGCGGCCATTACACGTTTAGCAGCAACGAACAATAGAGCTGCCGCCTCTGAAGCCAACCTTGCTGCAGCGACTAATGCCTATACTGTAGCGGCGACTAGAGCAACGATTGCATCACGAGGGTTAAATGTTGCCATGGGTTTTTTAGGTGGCCCTGTCGGTGTGATCATGACCGCTGGCCTTGCCCTTGCCTACTTTGCAAGTCAAAGCGACACATCAAGCGTAGCCGCTAAAAAGCTTGAATCAAACCTTTATGATTTATCTACTGCTTTTGACACACTTGCCAATAAAAAAGCCACTACACAGCTGCGTAACAATCAAAATGAAATCAGTAAATACAGTAAAAATATTGAAGATGCCTATAGCAAAATAGCTGATTTAAAAGCGCAACAAGACCAAGCACCTACTGGGCGTGCAGCATCTGCCTATAGCCGTCAAATTAGAAGTTTAGAGTCGTACATTGATAAGCAAACAGAGTTACGCGCTAAGTTAATGGACACGGCCACAGAGATTGCTAACTTTGAAAAGAACTTAAGCGAGATTAAGTGGACCACACCTAAGTCTGAGCAACCTGAATCAGCATCTGAATTACCAGAGAATATTAAACGGTTACAAGAGCGCTTAGCAAGTGAGGAAGCAAGGCTTAAGATCAGTTACGACAAACAGCGCCAAATGGTGATCACTGCCCGTGAAAACGATGTTGCTAATAAAGCTAAATATGATGCCATTCTTAAACAGTTAGACTCAAAGTATTCTGACGATGTACAAGCGTTAGTCGAAAAGCGTGAGGCAGAAAAAACTCGTATTCAAAATCAAGCAGAAGAAAAACGTAAAAATGACTTACGCAGAGATCTAGATAATCGTATAGCGATTATTAAAGGGTTTGCAGATAGAGAGCAATTAGCGGCCTATAATAATGAGCTACGTGTTGAGCAAGCAAGGCAACAAGCACGAGTTGATGCAAAACGCCGTGCTACTTTAGGTTTGGCCGCTAATGATGACAGAGGCGAACTACAATACAACGCTGATAATCAAATTCGTGATCTTGAACGTCAAACTGAATTAAATGCAGCTGCCGGCTATTATTCTCAGCGTGAAGCTGATGAGGCAGCACACCAAGAGCGTTTATTTCAAATTAAGAACCGCTATGCTGGTGCCCTACAAAGTAACATTGTTGCCTTTGCTAATTTTGAAAAACAAACTGAAGCAGATAAAGCTCAAGCTATTATTGGTTTAGGTGCTGCCACATTCAAATCCATGGCAAGCCAAAGCAAAACCGCGTTTAAGACATATAAAGCGTTTGCTATAGCACAAGCCATTATCAATACTTACCAAAGTGCTACGGCTGCATTCAACTCTCTTGCAGGTATTCCTATTGTGGGCCCTGTGCTAGGTGGTGTTGCTGCAGCTGCTGCAGTCGGTCTAGGTTTACAGCAAGTTAGGCAAATTAAAAACCAACAGCCTGCAGGTATTGCGCACGGTGGTTTAGATTACGTACCTAATGAATCAACCTATGTATTACAACGTGGTGAGCGTGTATTAAGTCCTAAACAAAACATTGAAATTAGCCAAATGGCGCGCCGCTATAACGCAGGAACTGCTGCAGCCAATGATTCAGTTAGTCGAGGTATTACGTTAAGTATTACAAACCAAATTAACGTACAAGGCTCAGCAAATGAGCAAAGTGCCCAGCTTATCGGCCAAGACATTGCGCGTGAAGTGGTGGGTGTTGTTGTAGCGAACATTCAAAGTAATGGTGCAATTATTCGCTCTATACGCGGAGCTGCTTAGTTGTTAAGTAGTTGAGATTCGTGTAAAAAGGAATTTTTAAGCGAGGGAATGTGAATGACTGAACATGAGGAAATACAAAAAAGAGAAGCTGAGTTTATTAAGTTAATTATTATCATAGCAGTCTTTGCGCTTTTAATAGTTAGTACTACTTTTGGCATTTTTTTTGATTTTACCCCCTCTAAAGAACTAAAAACATGGGTTGATACGGCAACTATTTTCACAGGCGTTGCTACTCCTATTTTGTCCACGGTATCAGTTTTTCTACTGTATTTTGTTTTGAAAGATAATCGTAGAGAATTAGCAGAAACTAAAAGAGCGCTGAGCGAACAATCTGATACTCAAAACTTTAGTGTTATTAAAGATGCAGTTTTTGATGTTGCCGAAAAAGCAAAAGAGCAAATGTTAGAAGAAGTAAAAGTCATAAGTGATGGTGATGGTGATACCTACCTAATATCCTCAAAGAGTGATGACCAAACATTTTTAGATTTTGATTGGTATGATGAAACAACAGAGTCCTATGAAATTAAGACTCTTGAAGAGGTCGTTAAAGATTATTTTATTTTTATGGCTAGCAATCCTTGTTTTGATGACTTAAAAGAAAGTACCTATAAGAACATTATTTATACAGAACCTTTTTTTACTTATATTGATAAAGTTAAAACAATATCCTTGTTTTTGAAAAGTATAAAAAGCAAAGAATATAGAGAGATTATTGAAATCACGTTATTCACAAAGTTAACTATTTTCTCTTGGTTATTATTTGTTGAAATTGCTCACCATCTCTATAAAACAGCTAGCAAAGAAGATAAAGCTACTGCTGAGCTTGTTTTTGAAGAAATGGCTGGTTTAATATGTAGACAATTAAAAGAGCAACAATGGATAAGGTCACTCTCAGATGAGGCTCTAACTGAACTGAAAACTCGCAAGTTAATACCGATGTAAACCCCTTTCCAGCCGAAAGCTACTCCCCTAAATTTTATACTCGTTACCAGTGTTTTACTTAAAGCCTGGTAACAATGACAGTTCCTCTTCCCTTACCCAAACGCCCTAAACGCTCTAACTTTAAGTTAGTGCCGAATAGCCAAGTGCATTTAAACAAAGCCAATAACGCCACTGAGGTGTATGACCTTGAAGGCGCTTATTGGGAATTTGAAATTGAATTAGCCAATGTGCCTGAGCGTGAAGCGTTGGCCCTAGATGCGTTTATTGCAAGCCTGCGTGGGCAAGTGGGTACCTTTACCCTACTCGATTACCGTCGCGAGCAACTAGATAAAGACTTTACTGGGTATGTGCGTGGTGAAAACCAAGACGGTAATACGCTGGTTATTGATGGTTTACCGCTAAACCAAACCTTGTTGGTTGCTGGCGAACGTATGCAAGTGGGCGTTGGCCAAAATACAGAGCTTAAAATTTTAACCGGCGATTTGGTCAGTGATTCACTTGGCCGTGCCACTGTCGTGTTTGAATCGCCCCTGCGTAAAATCCCTGCTGATAACACCTTAATCACCTTTAAACAGCCGCGTGGTTTGTTCCGCCTTGCGGATAACAACCAGGGCATCGATAGCGCTGAATACAAAAAAGGCATTGTCACTAGCTGGAAGATTAAAGGACGGGAGGCGTTTTAATGGAGTCGTTAAACGCTGGGTTACTCGCTGATTTAGCCAATAGTGGTCGTGCCCGTTACTTTGTTCGCCTGGCATTTAAAAGCGGTGATGTATTACTGCATACGGGTGTGGGTGAACGTCGCTTTAAAAACTTAACCTGGAAAGGCTTAGGCATGCTGGGCACTGTGAGTGAAATCCCCGCTAATGACAAGAACGACAGCGCCCGTATTCGCTTAACCCTTCACACACAAGACACTGCCTTACTGGCTGAAGTCGCTGAAAACGACCCCATTGGCCATACCTGCGAAATCTACCTTGTTACCGTGGATGAACACTACCGCGTAAGCCAAAGCCAGCTGCTTGAAAGTGGCTACATTGTGGCGTGCGATGTAGAGCGCGGCGCAGTATCACAAGTGCAATTAAGTGTGGCAGGTGAAAGTGAGCGCTGGAAAGAATCTCGCTTACACCAGCGTTGGAATGATGCCACACAACGCGCCCTTTATCCTGATGATGCCTTTTTCAGTGAGCAAGCGTCTGCCAATAAACAAAACCTACCTGACACACAACCTGGTAACTACATAGGGAATAAACGCCGTGAACGCCACCGTTAAACTAGCCGCCTTTATAAACCAACGTAATTGCATGCCGTTTCAGTGGGGCAAGAATGATTGCTGCCTACTCGTGGCTGATTGGATTCGCTTTGCGACCGGCCAAGACGTTGCAGAAGATTTTAGAGGTAAATACCGCTCTGAGAATGGTGCATTTAAACAACTCTTTAAACGAGGTTTAAACGATGTTCAAAGCGTCTTTAAAGACCGTTTAAACCCTGAAATTCCTATTGCGTATGCGCGCCGTGGTGATTGTGCCCTTGTTGAATTTAACGGTGAACTTGTTGGCGGAATTGTGACAGTTAACGCCGTTGTATGTGTTGGCGAAAACGGGCTTGTGACTAAACCTATGAGCTGCGTAAAAGCGGTTTACCCATTGGAGCCGCGCAATGTCTAAAGTTGTCGATACTGTAGTAGACACTGGGGGCGATTTATTCGGCATAGGTCGTAGTATCTATGATAAGACGGTGGGCGCATTGTGGGACTCACTCACCCCTGATGTACCTGAAGAGGACCTTGCAACACTTGCTAAGGGCTTACAAAAAGGCATAGACCAACCGCGCCGCATTACCTTTGGCCGTGACCGTGTTGGTGGTGTTATTGCACACCAAGCTGAAGTTGAGCGCGATAAAAAGAAATTTGTTCAAATGGTGGTGCTAATAAATGGTGCCCCGATTGATGCCCTTGAAGAAATCTACATTGCTGATAAACCACTTACTGAGTACCCAAGCGAAAGCTGGGACTATGAATTAAGCGATGGCCGCCATACAACGGCGAACAGTAAAGCCGTTACTAAAATGGCAGGCTGGACTGCTGAACACATCGGGTATGGCCAAGCACACATTTTTGTTGAGTTTGAAAATAACCGTGAAGTGTTTCCTGATGGTATTAGCGATACTGAGTTTTTAATTCGCGGTGCCCGGGTGTGGGACCCGCGCGATACAAATCAAGACCCTGATGATGAAACCACCTGGCTTTGGTCACAAAATGCGGTGCTATGTGCCCTGCACTATGTACGTTTTTACGGGGCGCATGAAGTCCCTTTTGAGCGCTTACCACTTGAATGGTGGATTGCCGCCATTAACGTGTGTGATGAAGAGGCCGAATTTACTGATAAAGACGGTAATGTCACGACTGAGCCGCGTTATACAACTAATGGCAGCTTTACATTCACTACTAAACCCCTTGATGTATTAAACCAACTTGAAGCATGTTTTGCGGGTAAGATTTTTAGGCAAATGGGCCAATGGTATGTACGTGTGGGTGCTTGGTATGGAAACCCAACTTACACCATTAATACAGATGATGTTCACGGCAACATTAAGATCAAATGGCATGCGGATTTACGCGACCGTGCCAACGTTGTTCGTGCAACCTTTACCGACCCCGAACAAAACTACGAGCGAACTGATGCACCACCAGTAATATCAACTGCATACCAAGAGCGTGATAACCAGGTTTTAGAAAAATCAATTACCCTGCCTTTTGTTAGAAGCAGTACGACAGCACAGCGCCTAGCCACCATACACCTTGAACAAACTCGCTTAGGTGAAATTGAATTACCCCTTAAGCACAAAGGTTTGGCCGCTGCGGTCGGTAGAACCGTTTACTTAAACTTACCTGGTGAATCGATTACCAATAAAATCTACCGCGTGACAGAGCGCCGTTTTCGTTTAGATGGCGGCGTAACGTTAATGTGCATTGAAGATGGCCCAGGCTTATGGGGTGATAACTTAATACCAGGCACACAAGATTTAACCCCAAACAGTGATTATTTGGTGGGCCGTCCGAAGCCTATTTTTGATGTACGGGTAACGATTGATGGTGATGGAAACGGCATTGTAAAATGGAACCACCCTACACCGCTTGCAGTACATGAGTACGATGTTGAGTTTATTAATACATCATCAACAGAGCCTGTATTTAAAACAACGGTAACGTACACACAAGTCACTATCCCTAAGCTGGCACTTGGTGAATACACGGCTCGTATTAGCGCTAGAAATATTTTTGGCCAACGCTCTGATACAGTCGGTGTGCAGTTTAGCGTACTTACCCCATCGATACCGGTTGTGCACGTACTAGCTGATTACAATCAAATCACCCTGACAGCCGAGCTTGCTGCAGCAGGCATTGGTACCCAGTTTGAATGGGAGTTCTTAGGGACAACCGCACAGCCGCAAACGGGTGAACGTGTTTTAGCACAGATTTATAACCGCATTGGTTTGAAGAGCGAAACCGAATACAACTTTAGAGTACGCAGTGTTAACCACTTAGGTTCATCCGCGTGGGTGGATGTATCAGCCA